CTGCCAGGGAGCGGATGTCCTCCACCACCTTGAGAAGCTTCTGTGCCGCTTCAAGCACTAACGTGGTCTTGTCCATTACCGTCTCCTCCTTCCTTTGTCTCGCAGATGGCGATCTCGCTGACACTGTCTCCCGGTATCAGAACGGTCACTCTGCGTTTGTCTCCGAAGAGAAACTTCAGCAGCCTGTCCCTGACCGTGAGATTTCTGCAGGTCACGATCCCACCCGTCTGCGGTTTCTTTGAAACACTGATCTTCAATTTGTGCTTCATGGCTTTCGCTCCTTTCCGAGAGCCTTATTTCCTGCCCTCTATCTGGTAGCCTCGGGGAAGGTGTGAATCTGACGGTTTTGAAAAAAGAAAATAAAAAAAAGCCTGCAGGCTCCCCGAAGAGATACCCGCAGGCATGAAAGAGAAGATATGTGATTAGAGTTTGGATGCGTAGTCGAGCGAGATCCAACCTGCGCCCGATTTCAGCCGTCCCCATCCTGCAGTCGATCCTTTGCCGGACTTGACCTCCACGATGGTGAACACGCCCTTCCCGGTATATCTGCCCGTCCTGGCATAATCCGTTCCCGGTCCTTTACGGATATTGAGATCGAAGATGTTGACTCTTACCAGGAACGGCACGGCAGATGTTGTTTTCGGTGTGTAGATGTTTACACCATTTACATCGAACACACTATATCCCGGATTCTCGTCCGCCTTCTTCCTGGCATTGGCAAGCACCTTATACGCACCAAGCTGAGAGGTGGCATCTGCCCAGGTCTTACGAACACGGTACCACTGAACCGTGGTATCAGAAGAACCGCTGGATTTCACATCGAACTGCGTAAGGTTCCACCGTTCGATGATCGAGCGGAGGTTCTCCACATAGGCCAGACTCGTGGCATACCCGCCGTCCTTGATAATCTGCGCAGCCTTCTTGTAGTCAGTGCAGCCCTTAAGTCCTGCGTATCTCTGCTTGCTGCCGTTCTTCGCTCCGAGCAGATACGCGCTGTGGTCGGCAATGGAATCCTCCACGCACTTGTATTTGCGAAAATCCGCCGTGATGGTGACATAGCTGCCGTCTGCATTCTGCTCCTTGGTCTGCTTGGTATATACGGACTTTCCGTCCCAGGAAGAGCCGCTCCATGTGTTCCCGGAGAGGGACTTCTTCATACCGAAGACATTGTTAGCCTTCTGTGCCAGTTCACTCTTGCCGTAGCCGGACTCAAGGATGAACTGCGCCATAGAAACGGACGCCAGGATACCGGATTTCTTCTGGTCTGCCGTGAACAATGCCCCTACACTCTTTACAACATCTGCCTCAGATTTCCCGGAAAAGACCGTAGCCTGTGTTCCCTGTGTAGTTGTGGCACCACCTTTACTATCGGTACCACTGCCGCCAAGCTGAGCCGTGACCTGCTTTGCCAGATCACCCATGCGGGCATACATCCAGTTGCCCGGACAGGACTTGTTTGCAAACCATCTGTGAACGGTCAGGATCATCTCACCGGACTTCGGTGTATAGTTCAGCGTCTTATTCTTATCTCCGAACCAGATCAGTTTGGTCTTGCCGTTGCGCTTGCAGATATCCACGCACAGAGTGATCAGCTTCTGATAGGCCACATCACGGAATGCATAAGGCTCCGTAGTGTCTGATGCGCACTCGATGGTGATCGCCCTCTGGTCATTGGCATTGGAGGAACTACACCAGGAGCGGTTCTTCTCCTCCACATACATTCCGACACGGCCGTCCCTGTCAATACCATAGTTACTGGACGCCTGCGTGGAGGACTTGGCGAACCAGTCTCCAAGCCCCTCCGCCGTACACTGCCCGACTACGCAGTGGGGAGTGATGCGGTCGATGTTGTGTGTACGCTGCCCAGAATGGTTCGGACTGAGCTTGGTATAGGACACCCAGGAGCTGTTTGTATATCCCATTTTACTTATCCTCGCTTTCTGCTCTGTCATGGAGCTGTTCTAATACGATTTTGATTTTCTCCGGCACAGGCAGTCCAAGATGAGCTGCGTTCTCCAGAAGGCTCACACCCTCATTGGAGATGTAGAAGAAAATCACTGCGGTTCTTAGCACACTCCCTGTTCCGATCACCTGCACATCCAGCACATTGGCAATGCCCACAAGCAGGAAAATCAGCACCTTTCGGCAGATGCCCTTAAAGCCGACCTCGCTGGAGAGGTTCTTGTCTGCGATGGCGCACATCACCCCAGTGATATAGTCGATCACCACAAAGGCAAGCAGTGCGTAAAGCAGACCATCACAGCCACCGAGAAAATAGCCAAGCCAACCTCCGACTGCCGCAAATACAAATTGAATCGTGTTCCAGAATTCTTTCATAATCGTTGTCCTCCTTAAAATATTTTCATTTTAAATGATTTGCTGTTTTTAAATCGCTTGTAC